TATTATAACGCCCCTCCATTAATAATTCGACATCGGCAGGTCTGCCCAATAAATCACGCAGATCTTCCTCATCATAACTCCATAAGTGAAACTCCCCGCCAATCTTATCATCTCGCTCAATCTCTTTGTGGGGAGTAGAGATTGCCACAATACCACCAACCTTACAAACTCGCAGTAATTCATTAACAAAGTTTTTAGGGTTTTCCATATGTTCAATCACTTCGCCGGCAACTACATAATCTAAACTGTTATCTTCAAATGGCAAACCTTTTCTAATGTCATGTGTGATGAACTTTACTTTATCAAATAGCTCCTGCATAAACTTCATGATTTCATCTGCAAAATCTACCACATAAATATCAGACTTTGGAAATCGCTCGGCTAATAGCATTGGCATAATAGAATCAAAGGCACCAATATCTAAATAACTTCCACCTTCAAAATATCTAGCTAATCTTTCAAACCGTTTTATATCAAACAACCCAACTGTGCCATTAAAGCGTTCGTTGAAATGTTGTGGGTCATTGATGTTTTTTTCATTAAGCCTTTGCATATAAGTTTTGTTTAATTATATCTTCATCTAAATCAATTAAATAATCTCGGCTTTTAAGACCGCAAAAAGGATCCCAGATGTGGCCAATATCAATCATAAAGCTATCTGGAATTTTACCATGCAGTCTAGCAACAAAATCACAGGCGGCCATACCGCAAGAAAATAAGTATGCTGTCGGTTCGCTGTCAGCAGTAGCTAAAACTTCTTCGATAACCCTATCTCGATGCAAGTGTGCATTGGCTCTTGGCACCTTAATCCATTTGTCTGGTTTAAATAAGTTGTTATTCCACTTCCATTCTTCATTGCCAATAACGATAGTTCTAATATCTCGCAACTGTTCAATTAATGGAAACAGGTCGCCATTAGCTAAACTGTCTGCAAAGATTTCAGAATCAACCCAGTCAAGCCTCATGCCATGATCTCGCAAGTAGTTGTCGGCTTGTAGTAACTGCTGGGGTAAGATTCGCTGCATACCCAACAGATAATTCGGGTCGTTGATCATTAATGAATTAACCAAATCATTTCGCAGTTCCGGAGTGTAGGCACAACCATTTGAATTACCGCCTTTAGCTCCTAAGATACAAAGCCATTCGCCATCGCCATACCGACTAAGCGAAAAATACTCTTTGTTTTTAATCTTGTCCGCGTAATCTTGTATTGATAATTTTTTTAGTTGCATAGTGCTGCCTTCCATCTGTCGGCTAGTTTTTCCCACGACATTTTACTTGTTAAGATTCCCATTTCACGCGATATCCCAGATATATCTTGGTATGCCCATTCGTCAATCTTTTTGGCAATACTTACTGGGTCGATTACTGCCGATTGAAATGGTACTGCGATCAGTTCTTCTTTAAATCCACTAGGCTCAATCATTATTTCGCGGGGCAGGTAAGCATTAAACGGAAACCGATTAGTACACATCACAGCCATACCGGATCCGATAGCCTCTTGGATTGGTAGGCTTAAACCATTAAACTTTTCTGGAAAAACAAACACATCGCCAGTTCCCCAGATATCCCAATAGTTTTCGTAATCCTTAACAATAACCTCAATTCTGCTGTCTTTTGATTCAATAGGTACTTGCGACCGGATGATAAGACTAATTTCAGCTTTAACATATTGCATCGCCTCAATCAATTCTTTAGTACCATTACGGCCACCAAGCCCGCCATGACCTGCATTATGAACAAATACCTTTGCCTTAGTGTGATGCTTGTACTTGATTAATTCCGTGTTAATTGGCCATGGTATAAATTCAGCCTCCGGATAGTATTGCTTATCAAGTAAGCTAACAGCAATTACCTTATCAGCTTTGGCAACCTCCGACTTATAACTACATTCATACATCGGAATTAAAACTAACTTCTGATTTGGTTTCTTTTGGTAGCCGTACATAGTTTCAATACCAATCACAATATCAGTAGTTAGATCATCAACAACATTATAAAATCTATCTGGGTAAGTTTGATAGCGACCATTGCTTTGTAGTTTAATCTGGTCAAACTTAATATGCTTGGCAAGTTCCCAGCTCATTGACCCCAACCCCGAATTGTCGCATCGTGCGATTAAACCTATTGTCATAATTTATACCAATTAACCCAATACTGATTGATCATACTACCAAAGATATAAGCAAATCTTTCATCAGCTTTTGATTTTTTTGGTATATCTTGCCATTTATAAGGACCGAGATGTTTCCACCAATAGTTAATAGCATGAGCAATTTCGTGGCTTACAACACCACTTCGTTTTGATGTATTTTCTGTAAATAACAACACCCCAAATTGATGTTTATTTTCTGGTTTATTACTATTAAAGGTTGAGCAAACTGCTAAAAAATTAAGTGGCAATCTCATCTTACTAGCATTATCTTCCTCTTGTAACTGCTGGCGGTACCGATACATCGAATCTCTTTTTTTAAATATTAAAACCTTAAAATAATATTTCTTGTTTAGTAGCGGGTAGATTTTAAATGTCTTTATCATCATAAAACTTCGTATTGTGTTGGATCTTCGTATTCCAAAATCAAAACCTTTTTGGCGACCCGCTTTAATTCTTTTTCCATAGGCTCCCATGCCTCGACCCCTAGATTACCAATGATCATGTATTTAATGGAAATACAAACAGCCCAGTCAAAGTCTTTGTCGTTGAACGGTAGATCTTCCAGTCTTGATTGAATAAAAGTTTTGTCCGGGTAATTCTCTTTTGCCTGTGCAATAAAGTCTGGCGAAAAATCAACGCCAGTATATCTGGTTGGTAAAAATTCAACAGCTCGACCATAACCACAGCCAGCATCTAAAACAGATTCCGACATCTTAATATATTGTCTTATTATCTTGCGGTGGTGGTTTTCAATGTACTTCCATAACTGCGGATTAGCAACATAAACCGAGTAATGCGTGTAACCCTTTTTAGCATCTTCTATTCTTTGTTTCCAAAAATCTAAATCATTGATTGGTCTGTTCATAATCGTAAGTAAATTTTCTCGCCTTTGGCGTTAATATAAAAAGCTGGTTCCTTATCTTCAAAGGTAAACGCCCGCACAAAATGGGTTAGATCTTTAGCGGTTTGTAAATCTTTGCGGTAATAAGTATGACCCAAACTAGGGTCTTGCCGGATCACTTCGTATCCGCCTTTAACCATGTCATGTAAAAATGCTTTGAACATATCAAAAATTAACAGTTCTGCTTTTTTTAGCAAGCTGTCTGCGGTTTCATCATCGGCTATCCTAATTGGAAACGCATCAAGTATTGGACCGGTATCAATACCATCATCGATTTCGTGCAAGGTAACACCAGTTATAGATTCCTTATTTATAATCGCCCAGTTATGACACGCACTGCCTCGGTATTCTGGTAGTAACCCAACATGAAAATTAAAAGCCCTAGTCAGTTTCTTTAACTGCTCTGGCTTTATTAGATCTCGGTAAAGTATAGAAATTAAAATATCACATTCATCAATAGAATCTACAAATTTATATATGTTTAATTGTTCCGCCCAGGCTTTACACTTAACGCCTATTGGTCTGGATGATGCGATGTAAATTTTCATAGATTCCTTGTGCCATTTGCTCGAACGACAAATGTTTTTTTACATAATCTGGGCCATCAATAAAGGTCGGTCTATCTTCCCATAAGCTAGCCATCAACTCTTTTAAATGGTCGAAACTGTCATGTTTAAAGTAAAACGCTCTGGTGCCTAAATAGTCCTTAGCCCCTTGGTATGGCGAATCAGATACTAAACTAGCCTTACCGTATGATCCTAGCCCTTCTGATAGCGTTAAAGCCCCTGTGGATGCCTCTGTAACACAGCTAGTCATAAATGTGCAGGTACGAACAAGCTCGCGAAAATCATCATGGGAGTATTGATGTTCGGAGTGGATCATCGGGATATCAAGCTCTTTAGCTGCTTTTTCTGCCCAATCCCAAGTCGGGTCATTGTGGTAATAACGGAGTGGATCTAAAATAAATCCTTTATCTTCTGGCTTGCCTGGATATAGTTGAATCCCGGTCTTGACCACAACAGAATCGATGCCTAACAATTCTTTAAGTCTTAACTGCTGTGAACTACTTGGCACAAACACGATATCACAGTGTTTCATAAAGCGAGCGTACTGTTTCCAGTTCCAACCGCTATGTTTGCCTTCATGTACCCACTTGTAATAATCCCAACAATAAGTTGCCAAAATTTGCCCACCAGATTTACAGCCTTCCGCCTCGTACATTTTATCAATAGATGCACAAAAAATTACATCCGCATCGTATGAATCAGTGAACTCAAAAACTTTCTTCATGGCCACTAACTGCTGGTCAGTATCGCCTTCGCTAAAGTTTTCTACGAAATGTAATTTAATAGGCTTTTGCATCGTTGTTCTAAAGTAAAATTCGCTTGTGTGTAAAGGCTGCCGGCATCGGCAATTACCCTACGCTCGCTATCGTGAGTAAGGTAATAATCGATAATCTCGCGAAGGCTTTGAAAATCATTGTGTTGGTACGGTATGTAGTGTTCATAAGGTTTATATTCTTGATCAAGTCCAGGTATTACCGGATGGACCATAAACCCGCCACGGCCAATAGTTTCATAGATTCTATTTGACCAGTAGTAAGGCGAGTAAACTGATTCGCCGATAATAACTTTGCTTGATGCATAAAGTTTGTTTAGCTCATGGCCGCGGATCTCATCGCTATCAGCTTTGCCAAACCACTTAAACTGCCCAGCATACTTTTGCCTTAGCCATTCGATTAATCTAGTTCGGTATGGGTATTCTGGGTTGAGTGATCCAACAAAGACGACATCAAATGCATACTTAGGTTCTGGCTTTGCTACATAGGCAAAATCTTTAGCTATACCTTGGCGAAGTAAATGATGATTAACTCCTGCCTTTTGCCATAGCTCATCATGTCCGCCATCTGGCGAGAATACATAATCAGCTTGGAATAAACTATCTCTGCGTTGTGCCTTCCACTGCCGAGTAAGACCCCAATAGAGATCCGGCATATAGCAAACAGTTTTAACCTTCTGCTCTTTAACCCACTTTAAGAAATAATCTTTTATGGTTGGGTCGATGTTCAGCTTTGCCCACATAATAACCTCTGGCTGTGCTGTGTTAAATGCATGGCGAAACTCTGTAAAGCGGAAGTTGCTGGCATTAAACCTTACAACCTTGCAGCCTAAAGTTTCTAACGCCTGTGCTATTCCTTCTTCATCCCAGAGTTTATCAAATGACCCAATATAAAAAATCTTACGCATGATCTTTGGTTCTGTGCTTTTTCAAATTATCGTCAGTCTTGTATGCCTTACCGCACAATGGGCAAGCAAACATATTTTCATCATCCGGTGTGCGATACTTTGGCGGATCATTAACAGTCTGGTTGATATCATCGACATAACCCATAAATTCAAAATCATCGGCGTTAGATCCCATGTTTTCAAACCATACACGCTCGCTCATATCAAGCATTTGTCCGTCAGATTTTCTGCGAACATAGACGAATCTATTATCGCTGTAAATTATGCGTTCCTTCATAATTTTGGTGGCTCCCTTTTCTGGCAATCGGTAGATTCTGCCAGTTGTTTTAATAACTTAGTTGGATTAAATGGTCGCATTTCTAGTTCGCGACCCAAATCATCATAATATGCCGGCTTGGAATTACGCGGGTCATACTTTTTATATCTTGCAATCTTGGCTAACCTATCTTCTGGTTTCATTAAGCCGTAATGCAAGACATAAAATGGTGCGTGCCAGCCGTGTTTGTAGGTTATCGGTGGTCCAAGCCCACAATGCACATTAGTCTTTTGAAACTCTAAACCGTATTGCGGTAAGAATTTATAAAACCTTACATTCCAGAATCTTTGGATCCCGGTGTCGTGGGCAAAGTGCTGTTCATCGTTGTAGAGATTGACGATGAGGAAGTGATAGGCGATTTCGCCAGTGTTCGCCAGAGCCTCCGCTTTACTCCGCGTAAATTCTGGTGCAAATCTTTCATCAGCATCGAGTGCGATGATCCAGTCAGGCGATAGAGCAGCAGCACGGCGTAATAGATCGGTCTTAATACTAGGTTGATGATAGCCCCATTCGCGATCATCCCTATAAAACCAGAATCCATATTGTTTGATAAGTTTTTCTGTTTTTTCATCAGTGTTATTGCCACAAATTATTGCATCATCACATAGACGCTTAAATTCTTCTAAGGTGGCTTTTAAATATCGGTCTGCCTCGTTAGGACCACAGACCATAAATCCAATTATTTTCATTAGTGTGTAAATCTACGCATTGCCGGCGAACGGCGGTCTTGATCTCGATTAGCTTGCCATTTCAATTCCCTAACCGGTGGGTTGCCTTTCATGGCTCGTTTCATCTTACGCATAAACTTATCCTCGCCAGCCGGTTGCAGTCTACCAACCCGCATTTCATGAGCGATACGCTTGTTTAAGAATCGGTCGGCTTTGCTGGTAATCTTTGGATCTTCTTCACGAACATCATTGTCGAACGCTCCTTTGTTATCCCGCAGATCCCGCAAGACCTTCTTAACCTTTTCCGGTGCTCGTTTGTTGTTGTCGATAATATCATCGACAATGGCTTTTGAATCGTCCTTTTTAGTAACGATCATTTGATCTAAAACCTTCTTGGGGATTTGCCCGCCAATAGATTCTAGTCGTTTTGTAGTCAGTCTATCCATAGCTAGGTTTGAATCCTACCGGTGCCAGGAAGTCCATGAAACTGCTCGGCTGTGAGGATTTTACCATCAGCCCCAAGTGTTTGACCACCGCCAACAAATGATTGATCTCTTGGTCCAATCATCTTGCCTTTAGCGTTTTCTAGTTCCATTTCCCAAGCCTTGCTAATACCAGATTTGACTTCATCAAGCACTGCGTTTAAATGCTCGTCAAAGTTTTCGTCTAGGTCGTAAAGATATTCCAATTCTTTTTCTTCCGCCTTGGTTAATTTATCCTTGCGTTCTAGTCTACGGATTTTAGCCTTTGACTGCCTTAGAGTAAAACTAAGTTTCTTAACCTTTTCATCCTGCACTTGCTTTAATCTCATAAGTTCTGCGTGGTAGGTTTTACCATCGCCACGGCCTAAGAATACCCCGAATAGAGTATAGAACTCATGCACTGTCCAAGCCTCGTTTTCGTGGCAAGAAAAAATCGACCCATCACGGCGTTGATAAAAAAACACCGGAATTGGATCGTCAATCTTCCCTAATAATAAGGGTCGCTCTATTAATTTGTGTGTATCGTTTGATGTGTCTAATGTTGCCATAAAATTTATTCCCTTCCTGCGGCCGGTTACTCTAACCGAGAGAGCAACCGACCGACAGTTAAGATCTAATCTGCCAACTTTCCTAGAGCAAGTTGGCTAACAATTAGGATCCGATGAAGGCAGATGATGCGTTCAACAATACAGCCGCTGGTTCGCGTACCACTTTAACACCGAATACGATATCCAAAACGGTAAGCATACCTAAGTTTCGGATAGCGTTTTCAGCTTGGATACGGACCACATTACCGCCAGGGGTTTGAGTACCAAAACCAAATGCATCCTTATGGAGCAAGAGGTTACGGTAAGTTTGCAATCCAGAAACAATTTCTGGGGTTGTAAACAACGGCATACCATAAAGGCCACCGTTCAAACCGCGAGATGCGTCCATTGGTCCAAAGTTACCAGATAAGGTAACGGATGGATTCATGCCACGCTGTGAGGCATCGTAATACTTCTGGATGGAGGCCAATTGTACCCAAAACACATATGTGTGTAGGAAAAAGGCACATTCACGAAGATCAAATTTAGCTGTCGCTAATTTTTCGATACCTTGACGGATTTCAGCATCCACAAGTTGAGTTGCGGTATCCCCAATAGTATTGGTAGAGAGGCTTGACCATAATGCGGTCAAAGCATCTTCTAATACGATGTGCAAGGAGCCACCGGCCTTACGACCATAGACACCATTGAAATCGTATGAATCCCACAATTGCTGTTGATCTTTGTCGCCAATGATCATAGCAATGTACTTGTGAGTGTTGATAGCAAGCTGTACTTTTTGCTGGGCTGGACTATCTGTGGTAATTTCGGCACCTTGGGTGCTTTGAGTACCTGGAGTAAAACTGTTAGTAAATACATCAGGGATTTCAAAGGTGCTACCACCATTGGCTGCGTACACGGTATAATCGCGTACGAAGTTACCCATAACATATTTAGCAAACTGTTCTTCCAAGACATATGGAATCCATATGTCTGGGATCATCCCAGTAAGAGCTGTTGCATCAAATGGATCAGATGTTACTGCCATTTAATTATTCACTTTCGCTAGTTCTTTTACCCTTCTTAATTTCATCGAACTTAGCCTGTCGTTCGGCAGGTGTTTTGAGATCTTTAATATCTCTAGCCTTAGATGAAAAGGCACCACGCTGCGAGGGTCCCGGAGTGGTCTGATTGACCTTTTCCTGCTGCCGCTGTGCCTCAATACCCTTCTTGAAAATCTCATTGGTAAGCAAATCGTTTACAGATACCTTCATCTTGTTTGCCTGGTCGGCAATTTGCAAGATTTCAGATTCTGTAAATCCTTCACTTCGCAACTTTAAGACTTCACTTACTGTGAGGTCCGATTTTTGTTCGGGTTTTCCCGGCTCTGGGGAGGCGTTAGGCTTCGGTTGCTGGTCGGACTGTACCGGATTTGTTAATTTAGATTGAGCCTCATCATACAACTCCTTGTATGATTTACCAGTATTAGGATCAGTTGCTTGATCCCCTAGTTTTTTGGCTTTCTCACGCCAATGATCTCGCTGCCCTAAAGCAGTAAAGAGAGGCTTGTTTTCTTCTGCATCTTTATCGACCGCAGATAGGTCGATTCCGATATCATCTTTTTCCAAGTCGGATTCGCTTGTTTGATTATTATTATCAGCCATAATCTGCTCCTTTTCTTTTCGCTATCGGCGGTTTAGTCCGCCATAGTCGGTTTTTAATAGTAAAAATTTAGAGGTTTGCCGTGGCCCTCTACTCAATTATTCTTCGGATTCTTCGCTAGTGGTTTCACTAGCATCGGTGTTTTCTGCACCAGCATCACTGCCAGTTTCTTCTGCACCTTCATCATCTAATTTGAACATGATAATGTTTCCTTTATTAGTTAATTAAACTCGACCTTGATTGATAAATTATTCAGAATCTTCGCCTGTGTCATGTCTGGGCTTTTCTTCTATTCGCCACGATTCTAATGGCAAAATCAGTTCTTCTTCCAGAATCTTTGAAACAGCAACGGCAGTATCCATATCTAGCCCTAGCTTTTTGGCATTAACCACATCAGAATAAGCAATACGGATTTCTTTTAACCAACCAATTAAATGGTCGCCGTAATAACCCTTAGCTAATTGTCTGATGCGTTCATTTCTTTTGGTTTCTTGTCGTATTGCCATAAAAAAATCCAGGATTCGCCATGCCAAATTTAATACTTGGCAAGCAAATTCCTGGTACTTCCAGTAAATTCTCGCTTACATTTCTACAATACAGTGCCAAAATCCTTGTGTCAAGTGGAAATCTCGGTTTGGTCTGGTCCGATTAATGTCCGGTTAGTTCTGGTTACTAAATAGGTATCGGCACGGCCTTGACGATCACGCACAATTTCGGCCTTTTCAAAAGGTTTCATCGCTCGCACCATCATCAGCAATTGAACATCGTAAATCGTAACTTCGATGCCCACGCTGCGTAATTCAGTTATCGCTTTTATTTCTGTTTCTGATAATTCCATGCTGTTAGATTAACTAGAACAAAGTTTGCCTTCCAAGTGATCCATCTCATGCAGTATCACTTCGGCTTTAAACCCTGTAAATTTGTTTTCATGGTACTGCCCCTTTAAATCCTGCCACCTTAGCTTAACCGCATACGGTCTTGATACGGAGTAATCCATCTTGTGCTTTTCCAAACTAAAACAACCTTCGCGGTGTGGTGTCCAGCCAGACTTAGGGATCCAAAGAATCTTCGGGTTAATATACACTTCGTTATGAGCAATAAAGATTCTGATGTTATGTCCGGCTTGCACCGCGGCTAACCCAATTGGTTTCCATTTATCATCGCCGAGCGATTTCATAAACCCAAGCATCTTCAAAACAAATGCCTCTAGTTCGTTATCAAAGTTTTCTACTGGTATTGATGGTTCAAACAGCTTAGGATTCGGATGGATTATCAGTTCCATCGTTATCGCCGGTGGTTCTAGTTTCTTTCTTTTGAAGATTTGCAATAAATTCATTTGGTTTTAGATTTATTAATGCTTTATTTAAACTTTGAACTTTCATACCCATATATATTATATGCCACATTATCCCTAAAAAGTAGCACAGGATCATTAACCCTGCGGTTAAGATCAAACTACCTAAGCCAATCGGTATTTCCTTACCCCAGTTTAAAAAATGATACAAGATGATAGCACCGACTATCGGCCAGACTGTTAAATGTTTAAGTATTTTCCACATATTTTTTTATTAATTATTCGTTATCGCCAGTATTAATAATCTTACCGGATCCAGTACCTCGGTTTAGTAACTTAGAAATAGGACTTGGGTTAGGCTGTGTCTGTTGAAACTCTTTATCATCTGGTAGGCCATGAACTGATATGTAAGCGTTTTCTGCCAAAGCCCAACTGTCCGGAAAATCATCGTGATAATCTTTACCCGGCGGATGTTTGGCCAGCAACAGTCTGCCTCTGATCTCTTTTTGCAAGTACAACATTTGATTGTAAAAATCTTCCGCCTCCGGACTGGTAAACACTTGGGGTTCAATCTGTATTAACGGCAGTGCTGTTAAGCGTTTCTTAATCACAGCTTGAAGATTCTTGTACAGGATATCCTTCATCATCACGCTAAACTTAATCTTGTTAATCGTCCAGCGTGTGTTGAGTTCAAACCAATCCGGCATGAAGTCGCCGGCACCAGTAGAATCAATTGATATTGCCCGAACTCCACCCTTTTGAAATGTAATCTTATGCCTTAACACCGTAACCACAGTCGAATCCGGATCTTTAGCTACATCGATACCGACATAAAGATTCATATACTGGTTAGCCTGTTCTAAGTTAAACAGCCAATGCTTAATAATTTCACATTGTTCGATATAGTTTGTACCAGATAATTTAAGCCAGCCGTGCAAATCTTTCTCTGCCTTATCAAACTCGATCAGTGCATCAAGTGCGTGCTGGGTAACGAAGTTCTGTTCAGATGCTTTAAATGCCTCCTCTGGCGTTTCCGGGTACTCCTGCTTAAACATATCTTCATCAACGAACTCGGACTTAATAACCTTAATTTCTTTTTCCGAGTAATGTTCACGCCATCCCCAAAACCTAGCTTTAAAACGATGCAATCCCTTTTCTGCTTTATTCCAAATGCGTTCGTAATGATTACCAACGCCGTTAGCTGTTGATTCAATGAAGATCCAACCAGACACAGGATCAACTTGTCGCATGGTTCCTTCAATCATTTCTTCGGCTGTCATGTTTTCCGTGTCTGGGTAAAATGCTGCCTCCGAAAATAACAACTTCTGCAATACGCCACCACGCTCCCCAGTTCTAGCACTAGCAGTTCCACAAAAAAAATGAGCTTTATTATGTTTCAATTCTATTTCGGTTGAATCCACGCTAAACATAGCTTTAGCCACCGCCTCTAATACGCCATCGGGATTAGTTACAATCTGCTCATAAGTAAATCCATTCTTCTTGGCTTGGTAGGTTAGAAGGTAAGTACGGTAACGCTTGCGAAACTTCTTTGTGGCATCGTCCTTATACGATAGCACCTGCGTTTCAGTCGGGTTGTCGTTTAAAACATCGTCAGCTGCGAAAATTGCCAGAATTAGGCTACTAAACCCTTCACGGCGTGCTTTGAGATAGATCTCACGAATTGGTGCTTGTATGCCCTTATTTTCGATATCGTAATCACGGCATAGATCTTTGTACGCCTTGGTTTGAACTTTATTAAATTTAAAAGGTACCAGTTTGCCAGCCTGCGGTTCATCGATTAAAAAGTTTTCTTCGATAAAATCTTTATACTTCATGACCGTTCATCGATTACTTCTTTGAGTATTTTTTTAACCTGCTCAATGTAACCAGTCTTAACAATAAATACAACGCCGAAATATACACCAATAGCAATCGAGTTATCTATCCATGGTTCAGACCAGAAACGATCAAAGAAAAAACCCTCACGGTCGCGATAGAAAAATATATACCATCTTACCTTAACGACTTGCCTTACTTTTAACACATGATGTTTATTTGTATTTTTCTCGGTCGTCATTGATATTAATTTGAATTGCATTAACCGGCGTTGTGTCTTTAACCCGCCCTTTGATCTGGTTGTAAACTCTTATCGCTGCAACTTTTTCCGCGAGCTTGCGGTCTTGTAAAATAACTTTTGATAATTCGCCATCAACAATTTCATCCTTCATGCTTTCATTAAGCAGTTGGTATATTCTTTTTTTGATACTAGCATTCGCTAGCAGGCGAGAGCCATTGGCATTAGCGACTTTATACTTCTTTTTATCTACCTTGCCCGACTTAGTATAAATCGCCAAGTTGTACGCTGCCGCATAACTTGCCGTACCATTCCCGAAATAATCACTAAAACTATTTACATACAATTGGCAAAATAATTCCTGCTCGACATTTAAAGCAAGTTCGTTATCAACCTTAACAATTGCCCTTGGTGTTTTTTGTTTTGCCATACTTTCATTTTAGTATAATCCGCCCTTTGGTGCATTATTACTATCTTCGATATTAATAACAACCGCCTCGGTAGTAATTAATTGACCTGCAATACTTGCCGCCTTTTCCAATGCCGTTCTGGTAACTTTTACCGGATCAATAACATCTTCATGAACTGTTGCCATAAAGTCTTTTTCTGTTTGCCCAGCATTACTAGCAATCAATTCAAATGGTTTGCAAATTGCCGTTAGTAAAATATCAAACCCCATCTTTTCTTCCGGAGTTAAATTAAACGCATCGGTTAAATTAGAGTGGCCGATTTGGCTCAATGGTACACCACCACCTCTGATAACCCCCTCCTCAATAGCTGCTCTGGTTGCGTTAATAGCATCTTCAATCTTTAGCTTTCTCTGCCTCATGTCGGTTTCAGTTTCTGCTCCGACCTTAATCACAGCTACACCGCCAGTAAGTCTTGCTAGTCTAACCTTTAGAAAATCTTTGGTATGATCATTGGTTTCCAATTCAATCTGCCCGCGAAGTTCATTGATGTGATCATCCATTACTTGTTGCTCGCCTTTGCCATCAACGAAGGTTGTAAAGTCTTTAGATACAATGACCTTGCCTGCAAAACCAAAGTATTCTGCTGTAATATCTTTTAGCTCAACCCCTGTTGATTCCGAAAAGACCTTAGTTCCGACCACTGCCGCAATATCCTTCATGATGTCTGTCTTTCGCTCGCCAAAGCTCGGTGCTTTAATAAGCGTTGCGTGGAAGATTCGCTTTAATCTGTTAAGTACCGCCATAGCAATTACATCATCGGCGAAATCATCAGCGATAATAACCATTTGCTTGTGTCCGGCACTGGTTGCTGCCTCTAGCACTGGTATTAATTCTTCATCCAAATTGTTAATCTTCTTTTCAATTAAAACAATTGGCGGGTTTTCGTGGACCGCCTCCATCTTCGATGCATTGGTAGCTAGATAAGGCGACACATAGCCGCGATCAATTCTCATACCCTTAACCACATCCTTTTTCAAACCAACTACTTGGCCATCTTCAACGGTAATAGCTCCATCAATCCCCACTTCATCAAAACATTCAGCAATCATGGCTCCTGCCTCTGGATCTAAGCTAGAAATGGTGGCCACTTTAGCCATATCTTCCTTTGTTCCGATAGGTTGTGCTAATTTCTTCAAGTTATCCACAACTTTATCCACAGCCATATCAATACCGTGTTTTACCTCGTAAACATTAACTCGATCCTTAATCTGCTCCCAGCCATCCAAGATAGCCTTAGCCAAAACAGTTGCCGTAGTGGTTCCATCGCCGGCAATATCGTTGGTTTTGCGGGCTACTTCCTTAATCAGATCAGCCCCAATCTTCATGTGCGGATCATCAAAATCAATTGATTCAGCAACAGTTACACCGTCATTGGTAATGGTTGGACCATAACCGCGTTCTAAAATAACATTACGACCCTTTGGCCCCAATGTTGAGCCGACTACATCGGCAACTTCACTAACCCCTTTTAAAATCTTTTCGCGTGCATCAGCACCTTTACTTAGTAACTTTGGCATATATATCCTTTGGTAATAAAAATAATAATTTTTCGCCGTTGAACTCGACATCATCCCCGGCATATTGTGCATACTTAATCTGGTCGCCCGCTTGTACAAAATCAATTTCTTGACCGACCGCTAAAACTTCTGCATCCTGCGGTACTCCGCGAGATTGGCTAGGTTTGATCAAACCCGATTTGGTTGTGGCATTAGGGTTAAGCGGTTTAACCAAAATGACATCATTGACTGGTTGTAACATACTCATAGTCTTAATGTATTAATTTTAATTCTTTTATAACCCGCATCCAATAAATCATCGGCTATTTGTTCAGCCTCGTCTTTAGTTTCTGCGGTTTCAATAAATTCTTCATCAGTATCTGGGTCTTGATACTTTATTTCAAATGACAGATTCAGCATCATTCTTCCTCTGGTGCAAATTCGCTCATCGCGATTAATTCCTTATTAGGCAGTAGGCAATGCCCGCCGATCTCTTTCATAATTGGCTGCAATACTGGTCGCACAAACTCCGGATGGCCAAGCTGTGTATACCCTTCATTGTAAGTCTGGTTGCCTAGTGTGTACACTTCGTGGAAGTTAAGATTGTTTTCATCGCAGTATCTCTTAACGCGGTGGGCAAACTCAATGCAGTGGCGATAGTATTCGGTATCAAATAGTTTTAATGCCTCGGTGGTTTCTGCTTTATCAAACAGTGTAACTTTGATCCCTGCTCGGCGGAAATAATCTGCTACCAAAGATGCTTGTTCGCCGCCAAGAAACTTTTGGAATGTACGGATACCGCTTTCGAGGTTTGGATGGATTCCTCTAACCGGCGAGTGTATCCCATTAACTTTGGCAGTGGTGCCAACAGGCACAGTGCTATGTACCACAGTAAATTTAGGATTATACGCCTCTTGATATTCTTTAACATATTGAACGAAGTTACTTGAATAAGGAAAACAGATGTGCATGATCTCTGCACCGCTTGGATCTTGTGCTGTAACCTGCCCATCGGTATCGATCACTGCCGTTATATAATGCTCGTCAATGACATTAAATAAACTTTTACCAATTTGTCCAAATCCTACAATGATTGATTTCATACAATTTTAATTTCTACTCGCGGGTTTTCCGGATCAACCCCGCCAAATAATAATCTAACTTCCGGAATTATAAACCAATTATCATCTTCGATTATTCCTGCATCAACTAACAGATCCATAACACTTTCAGCCTTGTTGGTTAGATCAGATTTTCTTTTAGTCTTTGCGAAAACTTTAATTTCAATCTGTTTAACATTTTTGAGTAGTGGCAATGGTTGTTCAATTGCAATTTGCTTTAAAGCATCATTGTGCCACAGCCGGTAATACTTACCCGGAAATGACATTGGACGATTACCACGAAATGAAAATGCTCTACTGTTTTTTTTGCTTGGGCAATCGCCGTTGATTATAAGTTTGAGCATTGTTTTTATTAGCCTCTGCTATTTGTTTGTGTATCCATTCTTCCACCGAAATACCTTGGGTAACTAAAAAACCCCGCAACAGGTGGTATTCCTGTTGTTGGGTTTCGTTTTTGATTCTCGCTACTATTCGGCTGTATTTTGTAATGTTTGGCATAAAGTTTTAATACTGGTTGAGGCGACTATGCAATGTCCGGTACATAGGGATCCTTGCTTTAGCCCTATCGTAGTTAAAACAATTCTACCTCAACCAATATAACTTTAATCTAACATAGGTATAAACTTGGTGCAAATGGTTTATCCACAACCTAGAACAATGGCCGCATCCCTACTTCTTGTAACTCCCGGCGTGATGGTTCTTGGTAGATCTGGGATCGCCAAACTTGAATCGGGGTCTTATGGCCAACTTGGCTGGGGATAGCCGAGATACTGGTAATCCATCCTAGCTTTTTGGCAGTGGTCATAAGCCCGCCCATCGCTCGGTTATCATGGGTTGATACTCCGGAGTTTAGGATCTCATCGCGGAAATCATTAACGGTAAACTCCCGCTTGGTCAAACATACTCGGCACAGAATACTCATGGCAATAACACGCCAATCCCGCTTGGATGCATCCCAGCCACGCTTGATGGCAGCCTCGGTTTCAGCTTTCATCTGTGCGACATAATTGGCTGGGATCATTAACTGTTCAAAATCAGTCTGCATACGCACCTCCCTCATCTTCATCGCTATCATCGACTGGTGCAAAGTTTTCTGGATGAGCCTGTCGCTCAATTTCCAAATCGTAATTTATTTCCATGATTAATCCTCCCAAGTGCTTAATTCTTTTTCACGGCGTTTAAGAGTAAGAGCTGCTAAAAATGCTTTGCAATCCTTCTTGTAGTTATCTAGTTCTTCATCCAAGTTATGCACATGGAAGTCGCCTGTATCTTTGTCAAAGCGAACTAGATAACGCGGACCTGTAAACTTCTTACCAGTCTGTTCTTCGTACGCCATTTGATAGGCAGCGACTTGATACCGCATTTCAGAATATACACCGTTAGAAGTTTTGAAATCAATCAAACAGGTACGGTTCTTAACTTTTGCGATAGCATCCAGCGTTCCAACATAATCATACTTTTTGGAATACACCATGCTTTCCGATTCATAAAACTTAATTTTCTCTTGCTTGACCCAGCCTAGAAATGCAGTAACACCGTTTAAGATCTTTTCATCAGTTGGAAGTTCTGGATCTAAGCCAGCAATATAATCTTCTGCCCATTTATGGACCAAGGTACCAGCATCGGCAGCCTCTTGTTTTCGGACTTGGTGGAGTTTGACCGCCTCGGTAATATGCTCAATGGTAATGGCTTGCCCATTTTCTAGTACAGCTTTCAAATGAGTTTCAGCCAAGCGAGTTGCCCAGATAATCAATGGTCTTGATTTATCGACAACTCCGGTTGCGGTAGTAACACCGATAATCTTCTGGCCAGTTTTACGGTTCTTGTAAAAGTGCCAGCGACCTTCGCCATAGAAATCAATGACGACAGATCCCTTATAAAGTTT